TTTTTCCGTTTTCAAGCTGACACGCCTTGCCGATGGTGTTAAACATCGTCATGTTGTATTTACCGGTTGCTTTTGCTTTAAAGTTTTTCTCAAAAATATGTTGATTCTGATGCGGCTGGTCAATGTCGTTACGAATGATTAAATCGAACTCTGTGTATTCAGCACCCGATGGTGTTGCGTCCTCGTTGCAACGATTGACAATTACTTCATACCAACCATCTTTAATACCGCCATTACCTTCATAAACATTTTCAAAATCAAGATTGAATCCCATTATTAATCGTCTCCTTTTAATTTAATATTCCTAAATATTTAGCCTGGTAAAAAGCCCATCCTTGCGGCTTCTTATAACCTCTGTTCTTACCCAACTGAATTAACTCACTCATGCTATTGCAATCCTTCGGTTCACGGTGATCTATCGTGAAACTAAAATCAGATTCCGTTACCTCCTGCAATTCCGCTGTTTCATCCACTTCATAATCTTTCTGTTCTTTAACTTCCGGCTGATGCCCGCATTCTGGACACCATTTATGATTCGGTGGATAAACCGCAAAGCAGTTTTCGCACTCTTTGATTGGCACTTCTGGTTTGCTTTCTGATTTTTTATTACCACCCATAAAATGCTTGTTCCAGTCATGTTCAGTCGTAGGTAGTCCATGCCTTGCATAATTTCCAACATGGTCAATTATTATCGCTCGTTTTCCGGGCATGTATCGCATAGACCGCATAGTTTGTTGTATGAATAACGTAAGTGATTCTGTAGGTCTAAGAAGGACAACACACTCGCAATCCGGAACGTCTACCCCTTCCCCATATAATTCAGCATTCACAAGAATAGTAACTTCGCCTTTTTTGAATTTCTCCATAACTTCGGATCTTATAGCTTTATCGGTGTCTCCATCCACTTGCATTGCTGAATAACCTACTGAACAGAACGCTTCAGCTACTTCTTTACTCGATTTAACACTGTGGGTGTAAATTATCGTTTTCTTACCATCAGCGAACTTTTTATAGTTTTCTACCACATCACCGAAAATGGTGTTTTTCATTGCTTCATCAATTGAACTATTACTGAAATCACCAGTAGAATTTCTCTTTAACTTCTGCATATCTGTAAGATTAACTGAATAGTACTTAAAAGGCGCTAACCTTTTGTTATCAATAAGCCATTGGACTGTTTTCCCTAGTATTAAATCTTGGAATACGTCCGAAAATCCCGCTCGGCTCATCCTCCACGGTGTGGCGGTAAAACCTAATACGTAAGCGTCGGGGAACGCTGCAAATATATTCATATACGTCTTTGCTAACGCGTGATGTGCCTCATCTACTAGTATTATCGTAGGCGCGCGTATCTTGCCCTTCTTTACTCGATTATTAATTGTTTGCACCATTCCAACATGACAATAGTTAAAATCAACAGCATTTGCAGAAAACGTATCTTTGATTTGAGAAACCAATTCGCGCCTATGGACAACGAAGAGTACCCTATTTTCTTTTGCGGTTGCACGTCTGGCAATCTCGCTCATTGTCACGCTTTTACCAGAACCGGCGGGAGATTGAATCATTATCCGCTTGTTTCCCTCAGACATACTCTTATATACGCCGTTTATTAATTCGTTTTGGTAATCTCTAAGCTGTATCATTTCGCCTATAATTGCCTTTTCTTACAGGTGTACTGAGCGCTCTTTTTGGCTCCCAACCTCGTTTGATTCGAGCGTAAATTGTTTTGTACGGAAGACTTAATGATTCACACCACTTCTTTAATGGTTGCTTCTCTCCGTCTATTTCCACAAGAATATGGTCATAATTTAAAGGTCTGTGAACAGCTTCTTCTGGTGTCCACCCTTTATTTAATCTGAGGGAAATAGTCTCGCTTTTTACTCCGGTTTTATCCGATAGTTCTGCAAGGGTGTAGTCCTTGCCTTCAAAAGCGATTGTTACATTGTTCCTTCTGTTATTGGCTTGAATCCCATAATCAACCCATCTACAGTTACCAGGTTCATAATCTCCGTTTGTATCAACACGATCTATCGTTAGATGTTCTTCAAACCCATTTTCTAAAGCCCATTTTTTAAAAGTGTAGTAGTCCATCCATTCGTCGCACACTTTTATACCTCTAGCGCCGTAGTTTTTGTACTTATGATTGTTTGGATTCAGACAGCGTTGTTTCATCATGGTCCAACGACCGTATAAGTTTTCATCTCTGACTCTACTCATCCTCATCACCCCCTCCATTCACCTTGAAAATATCCTCCTGTAACGCGAAATCTCTTTGGTCAAGCTGGTTCTTGGCAAAAACTGAATTGCTTGGTTGCAGCATGAACCCTCTTTTTCCAGTTTTTTGACTGACCGCTAATTTCCCGACAACCTGACACAACCCCATGAAATTGTTTAATATTTTTTCTCGAATATCTGGGAATGTCCGATTAAATATTTGGCCGCCTTCTGTTCGATGTTCATCCGTCATTTCCCAGGCAAGGTAAACAACGCGCTTATTTAATCCGTTGATAAAACGCAAGCTATCAATAATAAAGAAATCAATTTGCTGATAATGTTGCATTTCCGGCACGCGGTTGTTTTTGCCTTCTCGACCCAAATTACCAAGCATTGATCTAAACAATTCCGAAACATTATCAAAAACTAAATTATCGTATTCGGACAAATCGTTACTGGCAATCCATTTAATTAACTCGTTCCATTCATTCCATGCGTTGTGTGTATCAAAATCCAAAATGTCGATGTTCTCATTTCCTTTTAACGGGTATTGTGTTTTATCTATTGCGACATACAATGTCCTGCCCTCTAAAAAATTGATAGTGTGGGTTTTTCCAGTTCCCGGCGGTGCATACAATAGATAAGTTGCGCGGTCTTCAGTAATTTCACTTGCATTAGTTATATTCATTCTGATTTCGCCTCCTATTTAAACCTGAGCGATTCACCCTGCACCAACTCCACACCGGGTATATTCTCACCGTTTTTTAATAAATCCTTAATGGTCTGCTTGTCCAGTTTTGGTTCAACCGGTACATAATATTTCTGCGGAATTAAATCCTTATCCGTAATGTCAATTGACGGCGGGTTCTTTTGAATATTGAACGTAAACAGACCCGCTTTAACTTTTCGCTGACCTGTGGCTTTTAACGATTGTTCAGCATACAGCTTTAAATTCTTGATATTGTTATCAATCGTTTTCCGTTTATCGGCCAATCGTTTTTCTTCTTCTTTAAATGCAGCTGATTCAGCTTCAAGATTACGGATAACTTTACCGATGTTTTCGAGCTTGTCCTCAATTTCAAGATTAATAGATTCGAGTGTATCTTCTAGTCCTTCCGATCCATCCTCTATCATTTGTTGTACTTGCATAAAATCATCTGTGAGTTCGTACAGTTTCATGCAAAATCACTCTCCTTATGCCCAACTTCACACATCTTCCGCTCATACTCCGTCCGATTAAAAACATATTTATTCGGATTAATCTCACCGTTCAAATACCAATCAATCTTCCTGCTTAATAATTCCAACTCGGGCATTGAATACTTATCTAAATAGGTACTGCCTACCAATGTTTTACCGTCTGATATGACAACGCCGTTAGATTCCGGTATATACTCGAATCGCAAATCATTCTCGAAACATTTCCACGCTAGGTTTTTAAAATTTGTTATCATATTACTGCTCCTTTCGTGTTATAATGGTAGTAAGTTTATTTTATTCAGGCGCTTTATATCAGCAGTCCCCGAACTGCTAGAGTTATAAGTAGAGCGCCTGATAGATTTAAAAAGAAGTCGTGTTCGGTGTACAATTAATCACCCTCCTCAAGAACCTTATCTATATTGCTGAATCTTAAAGCGAAGTAATGATTGTGCCATCCGCAATCAACAGTTGTTCTTTCAACATCGAAACCAAAGTCTTTGTATTTTTGCAAAACGCCATCGTGCACAATTTTTCTGTTTCCTTCAGAAAGTTTTTTTGTATACCATAAATCGAAAAACGATGTCTTCCTACTTCCGTCTCTTGTGTACATCCCCGATCTAATGTAAAAGGTTGTTTTACCCGAAAGAGCGTTCGCTTTTATATTTTTGTCTATGAACTCCTCAAGTTCTTTCGCATACTCTTTTCTTTCGTTCTCGGCCAACCAATCTTTTAAATCTTCTTTTGTAATCATTTTTTACCCCCTATTTCTATATTGAGAAAACCACAATCGCCCAACTCACCAACGCCGCAATCGGAAAGAATACATCAGGGTCTATCAATCTTTTCATTTCATCCACACATTCCTAAATGGATTAACCGGCCGCTCGTTTTCCAGTTTCTTTGCATTTAAAGCCATGAGCGTTTTAAGCGAGCTATTCATACTCTGCAAATGCCTGTCTTTATCAATGAAGTTAGCTGTCTCGGCAGATCGGATAACTTGTACAAAAGTGGTGTGGAGGTTGTTCAGTTCGTCGATCATCATGTCGTAATCTTCTGTGCAATAGTGATCGCGTAACATTCACTTCACCCCCTCA